CCATTACTTCTTACGTCACCCCAATAACCACCGATACCACCACCTGAACTAGCAAGCCATATGTTCTCATCATAATGATCAGAAAGACCTCTCCTACTATCTGGTACATAATTAAGGAAGCAGCTAATAGGTAAGCCACGAGTTGTTCCTCCGTTAGAAAGTATAGGAGTACTAAACATAAACCACAAATCGGAACTGTATTGATATAGTCTTTGAGCAAGATCGAAATCAGTTTCTCCTTTAAAGGTTGCTGCAAATACTGATGCTCTAGCAAAAGCTTCTTGTGCATGTGTCTCCTCTTCCCACAAGTATCTATCTCTTAATGTATCTAGACTAAACTTGTCTAGTTTCTTTTCCTTATCGTAGTCTATTACTATTCCTAAGTAAGGCTTCTTGCCTATCTTATCTTCAATCATTACTGATTCTCCTTATCATTTAAATATAATGCAATCAATGCATAGTGTATAATTTTAAGCAGGTCTGCATCCGACTTACCATTCTTCTTACCATATCTCATAGCATACTTCATTATATTTCCTATACAAAACCCTTCTCCATGTCCTGCATCTATAATCATATCAGTTGCTTGATACTTAGAATTAGCGTAGTGTTGTGTATAGGTGTCGTCTATATACTGTTGAACTCCTCTAAGATTTATTTTTTCGTCAAATTTATATTCCATATTCTGCTGTCCATTCTTTAGGTAAATTATATTCTGAATACCAAGTAAACCCGTTGGTCTCTGCCCATTCTGCATGACTACGTTTAGTACCATCCTTTCTTTTCTTTGCTGCAGGCATAGGTGCTAAAGGTTTTGCAAAGATGAACACAAGTTCTTGGTGTTCTTGTAAACTTTTACGTATCCAAATATATTTACTGTACTCTGCATAATCCCAGAACCTACCCTTTGCTTCAATTAAATATTCTACATTATTAAATGCTTTTCTAAAGTCAGGCTCGTAAGTATGCTCAACTATATAAGCTACTGTATCACCATGATGTGACCAAGACTTTAATTGATTAGTGTGTAATTTATATTCCCAATTAGAATCATATCCTTTAGGTAAATCTTTTTCTATTGGTCTAACCTTTCTTGGTTTTCTGAATCCTTTCTTCATTAGTGTATTATCTCATTCTTATAAGTTCCTGTCAACCTAAAATCACATTCTTCATTAAGTAATTCTAAAAGCTTTAGCATTACTTCATCTTCAACTTTATCTAATGAGCTACCTGCAAAAATATAACTACCTACAATCATAATTAGTTCGGATAGTTCTATAGTGTGAAGATCATATTGAGGATTATCTACCATGCTCTAATTCTTGTACTTTAATTGTCTGAAAGTCTTGTCTGCCTTTACGAATAAGTTTCTTAATACCTTTAACAAACCATCGTAAAGTGTACGCAGAAATATGTAACTGTTGATTAGCATAAATATGAGTTTGATCAGGGATATAAGTATGTACGTTCTTAACTGTAACTTTATCTTTATCTTCATCAGGTATTACACTACGCAACCACTCAACCATTAAGTGCTTTGCGTGTTTTCTTATTTTCTTTTCTTGCTTTGAATTCATTTGTTATCTCCTCTACTTTAGGTTCTTTAACTACTTGTGTTAAATAAGAAAGACCTTTAGCATACTTAAATACTCTTAGACCTTTACCATTATTAGAATCTTTATGACACTCAACCTTATGTCTACAGAAGAAGCAACCTCTAGCAAGTTTCATATTACCTGATTGACCATCAGAAATAGGAGTGTAACAAATCTCAGGAGAAGTATCCACCTTTAAAGACTTTTTTACTTTACTTATTTTACTCTGTATATTAGGTTTGTCAAGTTCTTCTGGAATATAAAGTGCAAGTTCTCCGCTTTCTTTATTCATTGCTAAGAACCCACCATTAGAAGTGCCGTGTCCTGCTTCATATCCTGCAAGTTGTGCAAGGTATCCAAAGGTATCGTCCTCTGCTAGTGTACCATCTTTAAACTTCTTGAAGGCGAATCCTGATGCAGTCTTAACATCAATAACTTCACCATCAATAACGCAGTCCATGTGTCCTTCAACACCTTTAACCTTGACGTTCTTCTGTTCATCTGTAACCTTATGTCCTGCAAGTCTTACAAGAAGAAGCACAACTTCTTCAAGCATATGACCATAAAGAAATTTAATAAATGTTTGAGGTGTTATTGAATTACTTTCATCAGGATACTTCATGTCATACCATAACTGTCTGTTAGGTTTTCCTATGTTGGACATACGCAACGTACCTGTTGATCGTTCAGTAGGTGTTGACCAATGACGAAGAACTTCTTTCATGTCCTCACCAAATTTATCTATGACTTCATCAGATAGGTTAAGTGATTTACCCTCGCCAAGTACGGATAGTTTTTTGTAGATATCATCTACTAATGTGTTTAGTTTTTTCATTTTCTATGTTTTATAAATTTAAGTTCTCTTGTTTCAGGATTAAATCCTAAAATCTTTACTCCTAATTCCTTTTGTTCTTTAGTTCGTGAGTGGGGAACATTTACTAAAGTTCCATTACTTGCGTTTTTAAAAGTCTTTACATCTATTAAAGATATTAGACCTTCTTTATCCATAGCTATCATATCTACTGGACCAGAACATCCTGAATTTTGAAAGACTTCATAACCATTATCCCATAACCATGTTACAGCATAATATTCTGCGAAGTCTCCCTTCCTGCTATTGTTATTAGTATCTTTTAAATTAATGTGTTTCATTTGAATCCTCTATTTTAAAGCAATATTTTTTAAATGTTTCTATAGGTATTAAACATGCAACCTTAGATGCAGTATCTCCTTGACCAGTTAAGGCTCGTGAAGATATGTTATTAACAGTTATACATTCAACTATCTTTATTGGTGTAGTCCACAATAGTTCTTGTCCTGTAAAGATAACCCAATAGTCTGCTTTAGTTGTTAACAACGCAGAAGGAACATTGAACATCATCAACTCTATAAGTATATTACCAGTCTCACAACTTCTATAGTCTCCTTTTATTTCTATTGTTTTATTTTTCTCAGGAACAAATAAATCATAAGGTTTAAACTTACCATCTATTAATACGGAGCATGGATATTTTTTTCTAACTCTACTCAGTATAAAGTTTTCAATACTACGACCACGTTGTAAATCTTTTTTAAAGTTATCTGAACTATTAATGGGTTTCACTCCAATTATCTCCTATTTAAATATGTAAGTACGTTTTTTATAATGTTTATATCGTCATAAAATCTACCTAATCCAACATTACAATTATTACAAATCCAACCTCTAAATTCTTTTGTTAAATGATTATGATCTAAAACCCACACAGACCTATCATTCCATTTACCATGTTTTTTTAATTCTTTTTCTGTTTTATTACAACAAGGACATTTATATTTTAAATTATTAGGTCTTGTATTTTTTAACATTAGCTGTTTAATTGTTTTATTTTTTTCTCTTGTACATTTTTTACACTCAGTTCTAAGAGATTTACCAACTTTAGGTTCTCTGAAAGAGAAATATTTTAATTCTTTGACTTGATTACAATTAGTACAAAGTTTAAAATTTATATTATCTTCTTCTGGAGTAGATAACTTATGAAACAGTTCTCCTTGTATGAAGTTAATGTGTTTCACTCCAGTTGTCTCCTACTTTGTATTCACCATCCATAGGACAGCGAAGATTATAATGTTCTCCTGCTTTAATAATACAATTAACTGCAAGCTCCCCAACGTGGTCAGCAACATCTTCCCGTACTTCCATCTGCCATTCATCGTGGATGTTCGCAACAAACTTAGCATCAAGAGTGTTTAAACTAATCAAAGAATCTAACATAGCTAGTCCACGTTTCATAACTATAGCACCACCACCTTGTAATAATGTGTTGAGAGCAGCGTGCTGTGTGCGAATTAAAAGCTTGCGTCCGTCTATTCCTTTGAGCCAATTCTTTCCTGATGCTCTTTGTACTTTGTCTCTAAGAGTTTTAAATGAAGGATTATTATTGAGGAATTGTTTTCTAAGTCGTTTACCATCTTCCCTATTTCCTCCAACCACACTCCCAAGCTTTGCATCTCCTGCTCCGTATATAAGTGCATAGATGAATGTCTTTGCCTGATCTCTTGATTTAAGTCCTGCAGCTTTTTGATTAGCTGTGTGTATGTCTCCGTTGATGATTTCATTTATGTACTCCTCGTTTTGCATGTAGTGTGCAAGCATCCGTAGTTCCAAACCACTTGCATCTATACCTACTAATTTATATCCGTCTTTAACTATCCAACATTCCCTGCATTCTTTTCCATAAGGACTCTTTAGATTAGGTACTTGAGCCATGTTAGGATTTCTATGTGACATTCTTCCTGTGATAGTTCCATTAGGAATGACAAATCCATGTACCCTACCATCTTCCTCTGCTGCTTTAATCCAAGAATCAACTTGAGCAATGCGTTTCTGGTACAGGAAATACTTAGCAATAAGTTTTGCTTGTGGTATCTTATCTATCTTACCAAGTGTAGTCTCGTCTACAATAGGCTGACCTGTTGGTGTAAACTTCTTAGGTTTCCAACCAAACTCTATTAAGTATTCACCTACTTGTTTTCTTGATCCAAGATTAAAGTCTTGAAGTTTCCTACGCATAAAAGGTTTTATGTTATTTGTAGGTAATCTTTGTTCATATTCTTCAGGTGTTAATCCTGACTTAGATAGTGTTCCATCTTTCTTTAACTTTGGTGTCACTTCCTTTACATCAATTAACTTAGGTTTAAATTCTTTATGTACTTCATTTTCTGCCTGTTGCATCTTCTCACGCAGGTCAGCTAAAAGTAATTCAGCTCTCTTTAAATCAAATAAGAATCCTGTATTTTCTTGTTTCTTCATTATATCTGCAACAGTCTGCTCAAGTGCAACGCATTCCTTATTAAAACCTGTTCCTTCCTTGCGTAAGTGACGGAACAAAACTGTATTCAGTTGAACATCACGCACACAATAGTCTAACATTTTCTTAGAATAGTTTAAGTAGTCTTCAAACTCTATCTTTCTAAAGCCTAATCTAAATCCCCACTTCTCTAAACTGTGTCCGCCTTCACGCACAGGATTAAATAGTCTTGACATAACAAGAGTATCAACAACAGGTTTATGAGATAGCTTAACACCACCAAACTTTTCTACCATAGGTATATCAAAGCCTATGATGTTGTGTCCGATAAGTCTATCGGCTTTTGTTAAGAACTTATATCCTTCCTGTAGTTTATTAGGAGGAAATTTAAATGTCTCTCCTGAGTCAGCATCTTGTGCCACAATACAATGTATCTTAGTAGCTTTAAGGTCGTCTGTCTCTATGTCAAATACTAGGTCCATAATTATAGCTCCAATAATTCATCTGCATCATCTTCAAATTGATCTTTAGGTACTTCTCTTAGTCTACCAGTTTCTCTATCATAATGCAAGCGTGATGCTAGTCCAACATCTCCTGTATATCTAGACTTCAATACTCTTACTTTTGTTGTATTCGATTCTTCTATGTCATCAGACTGTTGATTCCTTTCAAGAGCAATCACACAATCAGATAACTGTGCAATACTTTGTGAACCTCTCAAGTGAGAAAGGCTGACCTCTATTCCGTTCTCGTGTCCTTTGTTTCCGTCAACCCTTCTCAAGTGAGATACTAATATAAGACCTGCTCCTGTCTCTTCAACTATACTTCTAAGGCGAGTCATAATATTGTCTATCGCTCGTCTCTCATCTCCTTCATGGATAGCAGAGACTAACATATGTAAGTGATCTACTACTACCCACTTACAATCACAAGCCACTATCATAAACCTTATCTTGTTAAAGATTTCGTCTATACTATTAGTACCAAAGTGAGCATGAATCCATACTCGGTTTTTATTTTCTCCGTCATAAAGAATATTAAAGAAGTTATCTATCTCTTCTTGAGAAAAGTTATCTCTCTCTTGATCTATATATAATCTAGCGTTAGCTTCTATAGATAAGATTCCGTCTACTGTTCTTCTCCAATCTTCTTCAAGTGCAATGACTCCTACATTATCTTTAGTTTCTTTAATGAGCCAATGTTCTAACTCACGAGTTACTGAAGACTTGCCAAGTCCTGTTCCTCCGGTTAGTGTTACTAATTCTCCTGACCTTAAACCATATAGCTTATCGTTTAAACCTTTCCAAGGGTAAGCTACACTCTCTTTCTTTTCTCTATCAAAGAAGTCCTGTTTAGATTCAGATACATTTATAACTCCACTAGGAGTATAAACTTTAGCAGACCACCATGCTTCAATAAATTCTTTATGTTTGTTCTGACGGAGCATGTCGTTTGCGTCCTTGTAACCATTTGGTAGTGCCATTATCTTAGCCTTACTAGGCTGAAACAACATAGCTACCTTTTTAGCTGCGTCCTGTCCTTGTTTGTCTCCGTCAAAACAAATCACTACATTATCAAAGCTTTCAAGAAACTCTAAACTTTCTTTAACATCTTTGACTGCTCCTGATGATCCTCTCTTAATAGATACAGATGCCCACTTGCTACCCATTAATTCATAGCAAGCCATAGCATCACACTCACCTTCGGTAATTGTAATCGCCTTACCTTTTGCTTGAAAGAGTTGCTCGCCAAACAATCCTGTTCCGTCAAAGCTACCTTTAACAGAAAAGTTTTTATCCCTGACGTAACGTATCTTCGTAGCAGATAGTTCGTGTTTGTTGAAATATGGATACAGATGTTGAACTATATCACCATTACTAGACAGTATGCTTTTAACTCCATACTTCTTAGCCGTTGCTTCGGAGATCCTACGATCTGTCAATGCAACGAAGTCTCCTCCATGTAGGTTAGTAGGTTCTTGTTCTTTCTTAGCTACTTCTTCTTCTTCTCCGTCTACTGCTTTATTGTAGTTCAGGAAATAAGTTTCACAACTAAAACATTTAGCTGATCCGTCATCATTCAAAGAAACAGGGTCACTACCTCCACATTTAGGACATGGTAATTTATGTTTTACAAAAGCCATATTGATTCCCTCACGTTGTTATTAAAAAGTGTGTAGCTAGTGTATAGTGGTTTAGCACTTATTTACTTTCATCCTCAACCTACTTAGTGTCCTCTTACTCGTTTAACCGAATACTCACACGTCAGGATTTTATAAAGGCTCACTCCTAGCTACACTCTACTAGTTTTGTCAAGGTCTAGCAACTTGTTAGGCACACACTACTCTGAGTCGTCTTCCTCTGTATCAGATTCAGTCGCATCAGAATTAGGTTCTTCTCCT